AAACGGCTCATTAATGGTGATTTGCGAACCAATATGGAAATGTAAGCCTATCAATTTAACACCAACCATTGCCTTGGCTTTCGCAATGATATCATCCAACAATTCGAGGCTTATGCCAAATTTGTTTTCAGTTAAGCCCGTAGTGATGTACTTATGAGTGTGCGCATCTATATTTGGATTGACACGTAAAGCTATATTAGCTGTTTTGCCCATAGCTACAGCCAGTTGGTTAATAATTTCCAACTCAGCTAATGACTCAACATTAAAACACCCAATACCCGCATTCAATGCCAATTCAATCTCCCAATCAGCTTTGCCAACACCGGCAAAAACAATTTTAGCAGGGTCAAAACCGCAATCTATTGCGGCTTTAATTTCGCCGCCGCTAACAGCATCTATGCCTAAACCGGCATTGCGAATGTACTCCAATACGCCGGGATTGGCATTTGCTTTTATAGCATAGTGTACACAGTAATTATCAAACGATGTCTCCTTCATATACTGTAATGTCTGTTTTAGCAAAGCAATATCGTAGCAATAGAAAGGTGTTTGAAGCTTGCCAAACTGCTCTATCGGGAAATTTACCATTTAAATTCGCTTATATAATTAGTTAAATAAATGTTCACTTAATAAGTTAAGAGCCTTAACTTTATCTTCTTTTCTGACAAGAACTGAAATGTTGTAGTTACTACCACCATACGAAATCATACGGATAGGAATATCCTTAAGAGCAGCAATTGCTTTTGCCTCAAAACCACAGTTATGCCACTCTAAATCACCTACAATACAGATGATAACCATATCTTTATCTACGGTTACCGTGCCAAAATCTTTGAGATCATTGACAATATCTGCCAAATACTGGGTATTATCAATGGTGACTGTAACGCCAACTTCTGACGTTGCAATCATATCAATACTCGTCTTATAGTTTTCGAATGTTTCAAACACCTTATGAAGAAAGCCATAAGCAAGCAACATTCGACCGGACTTAATCTTAATAGCCGTAATATTGTCTTTTGCCGCCACAGCCTTTAGACTTCCATCCGGCGGCAAATTATAGATGAGCGTACCAGTAGCCTCCGGCTCCATTGTATTTAACAATCTTACCGGAATGTTCTGAAGCTTTGCCGGCAAAACACACGTAGGGTGCAGTATTTTAGCGCCAAAATAGGCCAATTCAGCAGCCTCTTCGAAGTGTAACTTGCCTACAGGCTTTGTATTCTCAACAAAGCGAGGATCATTGTTGTGCATACCATCTATATCAGTCCAAATCTGAATCTCATCAGCATTAATGATAGCCCCTATAATCGATGCTGAGTAATCGCTACCTCCACGCTTTAGGTTATCTATATCTCCATAAGCATTGCGACATATATATCCTTGTGTTATATATATATCAGCATCTGAAGTCATATCAAGCATACGCCTTAGGCGTTGCGCTATATACTTCATATCAGGCTCACCATTAGCCTCTGTACGCATATATTCCAATGCCGGCAACATTACTGAATTGATGCCACACTCTTCAGTGAGGTAAGTCTGCATTAATGCCGTAGACATCAATTCGCCTTGAGCAAGAATTTCTTTTTCTTCAGCCGAAGTGAAACTGTCAGCTATAAGCGAACGTATATATCCAAAGTTCTTATCCAACAGATTTGTTGCTTTTTGACGAGCAATGTCAGCGGAGAACAGTTCTTCAATAACTGCATCATACTTAGCCTCTAACGCATTTAGAGTCTCTTGAGCACCCGGAATATTACGCTTGTAAAGATACTCGGCAATTTCAACCAATGTGTTAGTTGTCCCGGCCATAGCAGATAGTACCACAATATTCTTTCCGCAACCGGTAATCAATTTTGCTACATGTTTGATTCTGTCAGATGAACCAACAGAAGTTCCACCAAATTTCAGTACGTTCATTCAAATTATTTAGTTATAATTGCTGATTTTGAGCCAGTTAGCAAAGACACTCAACAGTGCATATCTACGTGTCTTTGTGCATTATTTGTGCATTTTCGTGTAGTTGATGCACAAGTAAACAGATTTCACTGCTCCAGATTACAAAACTATCAAAGAACCTCTCATGATTCCGTAGTACAAAGGTAAGCCAAAGGTTAGAGAACTGGCGTTAAATAAATGCTAACTTTTTTCGTTGCTTTGTGAATAAGGGTTAAGAATTTTATCTACCCTGAAGTTGGCTCGCCTATCACGCCACCACCCCAGTTTTTAACGTTTTTGTGCATTTCAAATGTTAAAAGGCGATTGAAATGCACATAAGAAAAGCCACCCCTTTTGAGAGTGGCTTCTACGTATATTTATGAAGGTATGTAATGTTTTTATTCTTCTGCCTGTGTGTTGTAAATCTTCTCGACAAACGCCCAAAAATCGTCAGGGTAAGCAGTATCAACAATTGCTTCGCTTGCCTTACGGATGAACTGAAGTTCTTGGTTAGTAAACCCGACAACGAGCGGATTTTTCATATCCAATTCAACATCCCAAGTAATCATATCCGGTTGCTGTTGGATATTGAATTTTTCTTTATCTGCTTCGGTTATTCCAGCCTTCTTAATGATTTCATTCTTTAGGTTGTAATCCATGAACGTATTTGTCTGCGGAAGCATACGCATTAAATAAAATCGTTCTTTGATATGTAGTTCCATAATTTCTTTTATTAATGAATAGCTGGATGATTTTTGGGTGGTTGTCAATAAAAGATAAAATTACCAAGTAAGGATATTATAGCTTACACCCACACCAACATAAGGGGAAACCTGATTGGGAGTGTAACCAACGCCAACCTGTACGCCTAAACCCCATTTATTTGTCTTTTTAACGACTTCTTTCTTCGTGATGATAGTTTGCTTAGGATAGACGCAAATACTGTCTAAACGAGCCTGAAAACCGCTCACCCAAGCCGTATAATCTTCATCTGAATACTGAAGCTGAGATATAGGCAATTCTACCGTAACACTATCGGTGGTTTTCTCTACAACTGCAACGAAAGTTGTATCTGCAATCGGCACCTTTACGAGTTGGCGAGTTACCACAACGCTATCAATCGGTCGTGGGTAATTTACCATGACCGTATCGTAAATCTGAACCGTATCACATAGGCTCATCTCAGTGTTGCTTGCTTCAAAATTCGCTACAAAACACTGAAAGATGATACCTGCGATAACACCGATAAGTAGAGAGATAATATTTCTACGGTTCATTAGTAATGAATTATCTTTTTACGGTTGCGCGGTCCATAAGAAACATGAACCCACTTGTAGCCATATTCATCAATCAGCTGGTCAAACGGAAGGTTCAGCTTTTGGATAAGTTCAAATAGCTTCTTATTGCCTTCCACCGAACCGATAGAAATATCTGCTGCCTGACCCATCATGTGCTGAGATGTCTTAGAGCCGCCTACCTTAGTGTTGAGAGCAGCGCAACGATAGCCACTATTAATCGTGATAGGTCTGCCATACGCTTCTCTCAGGGGGTCAAGGATATTATCAACCAAAGCGGTTAAGCATTTGGTGATTTCAGCGTCAGGGGTATTGTCAATACCGTACTTAGTTGCCGTTGTACTGGCGGTTAATTCTTTGATTGTAAAGTATTTCATTCAATAATAGAGTTATAAGGGATATACCATTCTTGTTCACCGAGGAACGGTTCACCAATCAATGACAGCCAATAGCCTTTTACCGCACCTGTATCGGTGTAACGCGCTTCTAATACTTCTCCTTGTCTACCAATCAATTCTTCTAATCTACATTCAGATATAGTGACTGAAGGGATAATGGTGACAACCTTGGGTGGTTTAGGTAGTTCTTGTAATTCTTGTAGTTCTTCTGTTTCCATAAATTAATAACCTGTTGGGGGTTTTCGATTTGGGCATTTCGGAAGTTCGCATTTAAGTAGGCAGAGCTTAGTATTTTCCACCTCCAGTTCCGTATTAGTTTGGCGCAATTGCGCTTTAGTGTCGCGATGCTGAGTTACTTCCTCATACAGTTGTTCAATCTTTGTTTCGTAGGCTTGCGTTCTCTGTTTCAGTTCTTCATGGGTTTCTTCATATAGTTTACGCCATTCCTCAGATTGTTTAGCTTCATTTTCAAGCACCTTCGTTTTTCGCATCTGAGGGAAAAACAAAAACATTGCTACATTACCGGCAAATAGACCGATGATAGCAGCAATAATGTTATCAATCATCTTTGTTTGTGGTCTTTGCCGGTGCTGACGGTACAATCACGTTAAACGTAATACCACTGCCGCCTTCACCTGAATCGAGAGAGATTTTACTTATTTGCGCTTCTTTGATTGGGTGCATATCCATTAAGGCTTTAGCTGCGTTAACTGCTACGCTTCTCATAGCGGCAGGACTTTGAATCCTTCCTTTCCTATCAAAGTAAGTCGCATGACTTGCTTCTTTCACGATTGACACCAAGTTTTTGGTCAGGAAACGTTTAAGATGTTTTGCTTCAATCAAGTTGGCTGTTTCAAGTTCTTCGATGTAGTCCTTGATGTCAGTTCGTTGTACGAATGTTTGAGCTTGTAGCGCAACCATTTCCGATTTGTCGTTGAATACCTTAGAATAACATTCCACAATATCACCAACATACGGAGGCTCGCCATTGATGTAAAGCTCGCACACCAGTTTTTCTTCTTTAGTTAACATTATGATAAGATATTTAAAAAGCCTCGACTATCTAAATCGAGGCTTGGTTTAAATATGAATAGTTACTTATTATTCTGGTTGTTAGGTGTGTTAGCGTCTATTTGTGTGTTCTTTAGCAACTCATCCATAATGATTTTGCGGAACATTTCTGTTAACCCATCAAGAGCAGCTTCCACATCTTCGAGAGATTTTAGGTACTCCATATTGAATCGAATTGAAAGGTCATATCCTGAGATTTCGACCAAGTTCGCTTCAATATCGGGATTGTGAATAATGAAGGCTTGGCGGTCAGTAATCGCCTTAAACTTAACTTCGCCTTCAGGAACGTTGTCAAATTGTGCTGTTAATTCTTCCATTATATCTTGAAGTGTTTACGTGATTTTTCTGCTTTGTTGAGTGTTAGAGCTTCAGCATCAGCAAACCCACCTGAGTTACGCATACGCTGAGATAGTACCTGAACAACATTGGCAGTAGCAGTAACATCGGCATCTGCATCGTGAGCGTCATCAAGGTCGATACCCAAATGCTCGCACATAAGCTCCAATTTGTACGAGTTGATTTCAGGCTTGTGACAGAGAGCAAGTTGACCGAGAATAATTGTATCAAGCACAGTAGGCTGCCAGCATCCGTAGAAGTCTTTAATACCTCTCAGCAATTTAGATGCCTGTTCGACAAGACCGGTATATTCAAGCATCTGCAATAAGAACCCCTTATCAAACTCAATATTCTGTCCTATGATGAATGGTTTTGAACCTTTGCTTACTTTGGTTGACATATCACTGATAAACCGGAGTGCGCCTTCAGCTACTTTGTCTATGTGTTCGCCTTTATCATAAAGCATTGCCATTGTGATAGCTGAGTAATCTAACGCCACTTGACCGTACTCCATCAGTTGTTCACCTTGCGCTTCATCATCCCATTTGCTGCGTAATACCTTGCGTTTGGGAGTTGCACTTTTCAGCTCTTTCTTTGCATAAGGATAAACATATCGTGCATATTTGCCGACAACTTCAAAATTATCAAGTCGTACCGCGTGGATAGCAATCTGAGTAATTGCGCAAGTTTGTGGCGTTAAACCCCCTGTTTCAAAGTCAAGCACAAATGCCATCAGTGGTTGATTATCTTGTTTTGGTGCCATAGCTATCAAGATGTTTGATTAGGTTAGAGATGTGCGTAACAGACTCGTTTAAAAACACGTTCAACTCAGCATTATTGTCGAGGACCAAATCATACGTAGCATCTGATA